TCAGTGCCAGGTTCGATATCATACATGACTGCGTCAAGAAGAGGATTGAAAACAAATCGACTTAAACCACCTAAATCTCTGACAATGGTCATCGGTAGTGATTCAACAACAGCATCAGTTCGTGGTGTGATACCTGCCTTTACTTTCAGATCTTTATAAACTTCAGGATCGTATTTGTCAGATGTTAAGAAACCAAATGCCAGATCAGCTGCCATAGGAGCATACACTTGTTCCACTGCAGCTTTAGGTGAAGAAGCACTACCTGCAATACCGAATGCAGCCTCATCTTCGTCTCTTGTAATTTCAGACACATATTCTTGAGGCAGATTCTGTTCTAAATACTGAAGATAGTTCTTTCTTGCAAGCCTTTTCCATTCTTCCTTGTCAGGTTCTGTTAAACCTATCTCAGCTTTGGCTTGTGTCAAGAAATCATCTTGAAGTTGTGCCAGAATCTGTTTTCTGGCTTCTTGCTTTGAGATGCCTTTAGATAGAGCGAGAGCATCTGCTGATGAATCAAGTTGTTCTTGATTCTGCTTTGCAGTTTGTCGAGCAGCAGTTTGTGCAGGTGTCTCAAGTTCCTGAGGTAGAAGTGCTTGACCAATCGCTTCAAACCCGCTCATAGTTGCAACTTGCTCAGGTGCTTTTGCCAAAGTTGTGGGCTGAGCAATAGGAGGTTTCTGCTCAAAACCAACAGTTAGTGGCTGACGAGCAGGAGCAACAGCACGCATCGCCACCTTTTCAGCATAATCTGATTTATCAAGTTCTTCTTTCATTCTCTTGTTGAACTGCGCTGCAGTTTCACCAAAAGGTTGAAGCCCTTCTGCCTGTAAGTCACTTGCAATCTGAACTGAAACCTGTGACTTTGTAGGAACACCTGCCTTCTTAGCTTTAGCTGTCTGAGCTTCTAAAGCTTTGTATTCTTCAGTTGTGACATCTTCAAGAGATGGCATCACCGCAAATTCTCCAGCACCTAATCTTGCTGCCATCTCTGTTGGTGTTGGAAACTGTGTAGTTGGAGGCTGAGGAGGTTGTGGTTTTGGAGGTTGAGGCTTTCTAACTTTAGGTTGATTTGACACACCTTCTGTGATCATTGTATCAAATGGTTGAGCAGTAGCAGGTGCTGCTGTGGTGTCAATACCCATCTCTTTCGTGTATTTGTCATACCACGCATCTGCTGCTGCTTCACCTAAAATTGTCTTATTTTTGTCATAAGATGCTTGTCCTGCAGGTGACAGCTTTGAAAGATCACGAGCCATATCTTCTCCTTTGTGGAACTTATTCTACATTAAGTAGGCTGTTCGTGTCTTACTTATTCAGTTCTACCTTCTTGAACTTTTGTTTTCATTTCTTCCTCAGCTCTTTTTCTCGCGTTTTCCTTGATAAGCTCATCAAACGCTTCTGGTGTCAAAGTCGCAGCTCTCTTGAGAATCTCAGCTTGAAGAAGTTCAGCATCAGTTGGCCTACGCTTCAGCGTACCTGAGACGAGATCGAAGACATCTGGAGAAACACCACCCATGAGAGCTGCTTCCTCTACAGGCGTCAAATACTTGGTTGCAAAATTCTTAAATCTTTCTTTGCGTTCTCCAGGTTCGATGTCATTTCTGAATAAGTCAGCAAGAGAAGGTAGATTTAACTTGTAGTATTCGCTAGCTGTTGGAAGAGGACGGGTGTCAGGTGCTGAAGCCCCCATAAGAGCTGCCTGCTCAGCACGAGCAAGCTCTCTTCCACCAGGTCGAGGTTCAAGTTCAGCAGGACGACGCTCAAAATCAACACGACCTGTGTCAGGAATAGGTGCAGCAGGAGGTGCCTTCAGCAGTTCAGCAGGTGGCTGAGGCTGAGGTAGAACTTCAGATTCACCTGTTCTACCTCTTGCTTTCTCAAGTTCAACCTGATGAAATGCGATGAGGAATTCATCTCTCTTGTTAGTATCGCCCCCAAAACCCGCACCATATTCAGCAGCTTTTTCGAGAATAGCTTTTCTCTTCTCAGCTTTTGATGTTCCAATTACAGGTTTCAGATTGTCTGAATACATCTTTGCTGCCTTATAGACATCATCTGAAGAACTGTAAGGAGAAGATTTAGCGGCCTGTATCGCATCATAGTGAAGCAACTTGTCTTGGTCAGTTCCAAGCATATCTCTTTCGAACTGAGATCTTAAGAACTTTGCTGCCTCAAAACCATATTTCTCGTCTGCTCTCTGACGAACTGCTGCTTCTGAAGGAAATTCAGGTTTAGGTGCCTCTCTAAGTGCATCTTGAATTTCTTTAAGTTTATCTTCAAGTGGCTTAAGTTCTTCTGCAGATGCTGCTTTTGCATCTTTTTGTTTTTCAGGATCTTGTAAATCCTTTAGCTTGTTCTCAAGCTCAGTTAATCTACTAATTCCATATGCTTTACCTTCTTTTGCTAAGAGGTCATCTATTTCTCTTTGCAGTAGAACATCTTGTGCCTGATCTAAAAGATCTTTACCGCTAAATCCACCGATATTGACTTGAGCTAATCCAAATGAATCTTCTATTTTTTGTCTAAGGGCTTCACGATCAGTAGTGGTGAGCAGCTTACTAAACTGAGGTGAATTTGAAAGTTGTTTGTAAAGAGATTGTGCAGTTGATGCAGCGCTTCTTGTGCCACCTTTAACAGTTGCAGCAACTTCACCAATGCTTGCGTCCATAAATGCTTTCAAACCTGGAGAATCAGTAATCAAAGCACCTGCAGTGGCTAATGCTTCACCACGCTCATCAAGTTTTCTTTGAGCAGCTTCAGGAACTGTTAGTTCTTTACCAAGATTTTTTTCAATATCAAGACGCTGACGGCGAGCTTCTTCTTGAGCTTCAATCTTAAGAGAAGCAATTTCTTTTTCTAATCTTATCATATCTAAAGAAGTTAAACCTGCGCCTTGTGCTTTTCTAAGCGCTTCAATTCCTCTGATGTAAGCTTTCTCTCTTGCAGCAAGTTCATCTCTGTATTCTTGTGCAGTTTTGTTTCCAGCTATAAATTCCTTGTATGATTCTTCTCTAAGCTTTTCATATCTTTCACCGTGCGACTGCATGTAAGTGCTGTATAATCTTTGTGCTTCTGTTGGCATTTTAATCTCCGAGAATATCTGATTGGTATCTGCTCTCAACACCGCCGGTGGTTCTTCCAGTTGTTTCACGAAGGCGTCTTGTCTCCAGCATTGAACCGAAGAGCGTTGTGCCGAAATCTGCAATACCACCTAAAATTGCTGCACGACGATTTGCCTTTGCTGTGTCTTCAGCTTGTTGAAGAGCTAAAATCTCATCCTCTTGACGCTGACGCTTTAACAAGTCAGCTTCAGCTATTTTTGCTGCTGCTTCAGCAATTCTTCTCTGCTCTGCTTCTTGACTTGCAAGCATTGATTGGAATCCTGCTCCACCGGTGGCACCACCCATTCCTGCCATCAAAGCTCTCTGTTCAATGTTTTGCTGACGAGCAAGTGCTTGTGCAGGAGATAACATCTGACGAGATAGAGCATCTTCCTCAGCTGAAGTTAAGCCAAGTGTTCCCATTGCTGCTCTTCTCTCAAGTTCAGCAAGACGCTCTTTCTCTGTCTGACGAAAGCCCTCTCCTGCCTTGATAACATTTGCACCAGTTTCAAACAGGCTTAAACCTGCAGGTGCGAATTGTGCGTAATTTACTGCCATAACTGATCTCCTGTGATAAGTATTTTAGAGGTAATGTGCTTCGATTGTAAAGCTTAAGTTCTTGATGAAGAAAGCCTGTGCATCTGAATTACCTGCCAAAGAGACAGTGTGTTCTCCAGCAGACACATTAAAAAGCGCAAAGTGTCCATTGTAAGATCGTCTTCTTTCCCAACTGGGAAAGAGGCCACCTGCAACACTTGTTCCCCAATCAAGTTCTTCAGAGAAAACATACTTTGTCACAGGATGAAACACACCATCGATATCAATAAATATGTTTGAAAAATTGACAAAGAAAGGTGCAGTAGTTTCAGATTCATAACCTTTGACAAAAGCATCAAATCGGATCACAATGTGTGCAGGCTGTTTTAAGTAGAATGTGGTGCCAGTTCTGGGAATAGTTTTAGGTTTTCTGCCTGTTGAACCCCAGTATCGTGGAAGAGCACCTACAAGCATTCTTGGAAGTTCTTGAGGCCCTATCTCATGACCGCTTGTCATATCATAGTCAATGTTTGTTGCCAGATATTCACCATTCATAATGTGCTGAAGGTCAATTCCAGCAGGTGATGCAATGTCAGCTGCGTTTATTCCACCATTACATTGATTTTTGATTGCTTCGTTGTTTGCTTCAATCTGAGAAGCATTGATAGCAGCATTTGGAAAGAAAACATTTGGAATTGCTAATGTCATTTATGCTCCTATCAAACTGTAGTATTTCTGTAGATTTCTACCATTATGTAGGCTCTCTCTATCCCAACTTGACCACTAACACCATACAGTGCAATTGAATTATCGCAAATAACATCTTCTAAGAATAGTGCAGGCCCGGGAGGAACAGCACCGTCAGTGTCCATTCTCCACGCACCGCTGAAGAATAGTTGAGCACCAAAAAGTGTTTGACCACCAAGAGGAACTTGCATAATATGTTCGCCTTGATAAGCACAATCTGCCAAGAATCCAGGATAAGTTCCTGTTGCATAGGCACCAACTGCATTCCCAGCAGTCATTATGAAGTGAGGAATCATAGATGTATGATCAAAAGCACCACCAAAGCACTTAACAGCACCACCGATACCAGGTGTCTCATTAGGTGGATCAACAGCAACCAAACCACTAATAGCACTAACTGGAACAAAGTTTGCATCAAGTAGAGCATTTGATGTGATGTTGTATTTGGGATAGACAAGAGAACACCATTCTCCTACACCGCTACCATTTGCTCCACCTTGAGGACGAGCACCAGTAAAGATAAGTGTTGAACTATGATCATCTGCAGTTGAACCGTTATCAGTCAAACCTGTGTTAAAAACATTGACCCACCATCTACAACGAATAATATCACCTGTGACCAGTGTCACACCGATTGGAAGTTTTGTGCCTTGACTTATGTTTGTATTTGTTGCACCTGTTGAATCATGATTAATTGGGAATTCTGCAACACCAGGCCCCTTTGGTGGCACAGTCGATGTGTAAAAGGGATAGTTTGCGGCAGCAGTCACTGGCCCTGGAAAAGCGATGTCATATCCGTTTTCTTGACTGCCAATAAACTGAATCATTGATGCACCAATAACATTTCTGGTGTCAATACCTTCAGATCGAACATTGGCGCTGTCTATAGCATTCGAACCTAAGAATGAAGTGTAGTTCGCATTGACAGCAGCTGCTGATGTCACTGGGTTTGAAGGGTAAAAATCTTGTGTCGTAATCTTTGACATTATCTTCTCCGGTTAAATGCGTGTATTTGACCACCAACAAAAGACAGAATAACCTGATCATCAGAATCTTGTCTCTGAGGTAGAACTTCAACGCCTATTTCTATCAATCCAGTGCCTGTGGGAACCGGAAAAGTTGCTGTGTGTGTTCTTGTCATCCACATATGATATTCATAATCACCTTCAAATACAACCACACCATTGTATCGAATGTAGATTTTAAATGCCTTTTTAGCGACTGTGTCTGGGCCGACACCGCTTGCATAAAAAAATGTCCAGTATTTAGGTATGTAAGATGACTGGGTGTAAGTCAAGGTCATCATACCTTCCTCGACACCTGTTATTTGTCCTGCTTTCCAGTAAGCAACACCACCACCACCATTAATAAGATCACTATCATATCGTAATCCAAGAATAAAGTTTCCTCGTGGATTGTTTGCACCTGCAGCAAACGGGGCATCGCCATTAAGAAAGTCAGCGGTGGGAACACAGTTTCCAATAATAAAGTGTTTTCCACTATTTCCTGGAGCTGCTCTATTAAAATCTCTCAGATTGATAAAGTCAGTTGGTAAGTTTTCACGGTCAATACCACCGTTGAATGTGTCAGCAAATTTATCTAATGCAACATCAAATTCTCTGCTCTGAACAATATTGCTATTCTGTAAAGTTTTAGCGCTCCAGGTGTATGACATATTATTCCCCTTACTGCTTCTTGCTTGCGATGGTTTCTTGTGCTGAGGTATTCAGTTCGATAGCATACCCGGTAAATATGACTGGCACATCAGTTTCAAATTCAAATGCAAAGTCACTGCAGCCAAACTGACCTACATCGACACGAACTTGTGTTAAAAGTTTGTCTTGCCATCTTGTCACATTCCACTGAGCACCCGGGAGGGTTGTGCCATAGACAGGTTGATCTGGATGGTCAGCACGCTGAATGGTGATGAAAGGTGATGTTGCAGAACTAACAGGTTCCCAACTTCTGTCACGATACCAACTGACTTGTAGCGATTGATTTCCAGTTGTCCAGAAGTAGAGGTAGATGTATTTGACATGCTTCTTCAGTGCTGGATAACCAAAGTCGTGCCATCTACTTCTGAAAGAACACTTAAGCGGGCCCTCAGTTGATATTGCAGCCTGAGGATTGACACCTGCTACATATCCACTGTTGCGTAATCCACTGAACACCATCAAACCGTTCTCAACAAGATCACCTTCGGCAGCAGTTGGAACACCGTAAGAAGATCCTATGATAGTGTTTCCCAGTGCATCAACAGTGAGGGCTGACACCCTCACACCTGATCTTGTGCTCCAAGAACCATTTTCGTGTCTAACAATGCCAAGTGTTAGCAGAGAATCACCGCCAACTGAGACATAACATTGCCATTCTTTCCACAGAGGATTGTATGCAGCGACACACTTAGGCAGTTGTGACTTGTTTATCCGCTCAAAGATCTCATCGATTGGGCCACTAATCTTATTGATCTCAAGACGCAATGCTTGGAAGTTGCCACTGATTAGATAGACACCATCTTCAGCGAGGAAGCAAACACCTTGATTTGGTATGACTGATATTGTGCTTGGCGATCTTGTTCCGACACCATCAATGAAAGGTGCGATTGCGAATCCATTGACAGGATCACCTGTCACAATTTCAATTGCTCTCTCTCTGAAGACGAGCAAGACATTGTAGTAGGAAAAGAGGCCAGTTATTGCTCCGCCTGTGGATCTTGCAGTTCCAACATCAAAGTAGTCAAATGCACCGAATGTGTCAGGTTGGAGAGGTTTGCTGTAGAAGATTCTGTTTGGATTGCTTTTTCCACCATCTAAAAACAAGCATCCTTTAAAGTTTGCACACACCTGAGCAGTAGGTGCAGGAAATGGAACTGATTCTGTTTCATCAGGAGCAAGCGCACCAAGGTTGTCATCACCAATGTAATCTACATACTTTGTCTCTTTATTTCCTGTGACAGTATTGCAGAAAAAGAAAGTCGAACCATTGCGTTTTGTGCGATAGATCTTACGATATGATGTTCCTGGTGGGCCGATGTAAATGTTATCTAAAAGAACAGCAGTTTTTGATGTGACACCACCTGTGTCCTTAGTGATTGTGTTTGTTTCCCACCTAACAGGTGCAGATATGCTTGATAGTGGGCTTTCAGAACCTGCTTCATTTACTGCTGAGACACGGTAGTAGTATTCGTTTTCGTCATTTAGGGTCAAACTTCCAAGGCACTTAAATTCTTGATCTTCCTCCGCACCTCCACCGAGAGAACCGACATTAGGTTGAACATAATCTGCAGGTGCCTGAATGAAGTATTCGTTTCCAACAAGTGGTAAAGTGCTTTCAGGTTCAAATGCTGTAGGTTCTGCTGTCTTAAATGACCATCCAAGAGGTTGAACTTGTCCGCCTCTAAACTTAAAAGCTGGGAATCTGCCGCCACCTACAACAACAACATAAGGCCCAAATTCACAGAACTGAGCAGGTGGTTGATTTTCAACAGGAGGTTTAACAGAAGTTAGTAAGTTTTCATATCCTTCAGTTGAACCATTGACAAAACCGATAGTTCCACCTTGCTCAAAGATGTAGAACTGCTGCGCACCTTGATGACGCTTGTAGCAGTAGAGAGAATCAACTTTACCTGTAGGTGAAGTGGGCATTGTTGTTCTGTTGCTGAAGAACTTCTCAACACCCCAGTGGTTATGCCAAGCTTTTGTCTGGTCATCATAGATCCAGTTGTCAAGTCGATTAGAACTATCTTCAGGGCTTGGATATCCGAGATAAAGCCCACTGAGAATGGGAACTTGTGCCTTGCGATCTGTCTTCATATTATCCTCAGGGTTTGTGGACAAGTTTTTGGAAGAAATCTCCTCTCATAGGCCCTCCACTGTAAGTTCCCTTTACATATGGCCCGGCTCTTGTAGTGAGCCAACGACGACGAGCGCCAGTCAGTTCATCATTCATCTTCTTTGTGTAGAAGAGAGCCTGTTGCTCTTCTTTATGCTTCTGAAAGAGCTCAACACAAGCTGCATAGACGATGTAGCGATGAACATCGGGTGGCATCTGAGGTGTATCAACATCGTTCTCAAGTGGATAGAAGCGCTTGTTGTATCGTAATCTGACAGGATAGCCGATTAAACCTGTTGTTTCTGATCTACCGGGTTCTCCCTCCTGTGCAGGAATCTCAAAAGTGCTTCCACTTGGATGTGGATTGAGACGAATCATCCAGTGATGACCGTCATTGAATGGCGCTCTGGGAAGAGATTTAAGGTAAGACAGTGTGGGCAGCAAACCTCCTGTTGTGTTTGGATAGTCAAAACTTGTGAGGTCATCATCGATGATTATGAATGGAATGTTTCTGGTGCCTAAACTGCCCAGGATGACATCTGTGTTGTCATCAGGAAGGATTGTTCCACCTAAATCACGGAAGTGAGCGTCACTATAACCACCAACAGCTTTTAATCTAAAGTAGATCTTCTTTCTGATGCCAAACTGCCCTGCTTCAGTTGTGTTTCTTGTAGCAAATCTGAGATTTGAAGCTGCACCTGCGACGGTGAATTCTTGTGCCTCAGATAGTGGCCCTTCTTGTCCTCGCCAGACATAACAAAACTTAAATTCGTATGTTCCTTGTGGCCAGGGCGTTCCAATACCTGCAGCAATCTCGGTAATAGTAAGATCTGAGATAAATGCAGGAAAATCAGCAACAGTAAGAACTTTTTCTGGGTAGTGAGCATAAGGTATCCATTCAGCAGGTTGTCCTACGATATCTAATCTGTTGTTTAGCTCTTCATCAGCACGCTTGGTAAGCTGATAGAAGTGAATAAATCCATCACTGCCGGCTTCAACAGTGTTTCTGCAACCTGCTGAGATGGGCTCACTACAGTCAGCAGGAAGAGGCAGATAACGCTGAAGAACTGACGCTTGTGCAGCGTTCGATGTTGCGTGCCAACCAGCGATTCTATTTCCTACTTTTGAGAGCTTAGAGACATGTGTCTTATTTGTGATGCTGTCAAAATCACACTTATCAATGACATATTCACCATTGTCACGGGTGTCAGCACAATTTGTCAGTGTTAAGACACTGCCTTCGTGTCGATAGGTGAGCAAGTTTGCAGTATTTGGAATGAAGTTCTGTAAAGTTGTTGATGATGCAGTAAATGCAACTGTTCCCAGATCGACATCAGGAACCGTGTAGAGATCAATCTCGCTCTGTGACCACTGCCAGGGATGCATTCCAAAGAAGTCATCTATCACTTCATTTACGATTCGATTGACTTCTGATTTGTAGCTATCGACCTGAGGATCATAATCAATAATCGATCCGATCATCTCTCTTATTTCTTTCAGATTCATAATGTCTCCAAGAATTTTGCAGGATGCATTCTGTTTGATTCTGTTCCCTACACCTATGGAATATCAAACTTCACAGGTGGAAAGAACAGAGACAAACAGAGAACCTCTGAAAGGTAAGGTTGAAGGTGAGCAACACTAAGTCGCCCACCTTCAACCCCCTTAATCAGATGCCTTTTCCGAGAACATAGACGTTCACGACGCCTGCAGCAGCTGCTGTCAGTGCGAAGCCAAAGGCTTCCTGGACAGGAGCAGTCACAGCAGCGTCATAGTTCTGCTGAGATGCACATGAACCAGCGGCACCAGCTGGGTCGAGGATTACAGGCTGACCCTGTGCGATCGCACCGACGGCAGGAACACCGATGACTGGGCCGCGAACAACGACCTTAACTTTGACAGTTTGTTGAGGAACTACTGTCACAGTTTCAGCAAAGCAACCGACAACTAACTTCTGAACAGGAGCGCTGTTGAAGTCAGCAGTTGTCACGAACAGTGCAGAAGATCCGCCTGAAGTGTCAGTTGTCATCTTGCTGACGTCAAGAGCAGCAAGCTGCTTATCAGTCAGGGTTTGGTTTGCACCACCAATAGCGTTAGTATTGGTGAAGAGGAAGGTTTCAACCTGTAATCTATCAGAAGGTGTGAGGCCGAGCGATGCACCGGTGACAGCATCAGTAGATTCAAGGTATTGGATTGTAGTAGCTGTAGCCATTTTATTTCTCCTTTATTTGTTAGTTGGTTAGATTAAGCTTCAGCGCGGCTGATGACGCCTTGTGATGCGAGGTGATTGACATAGATCTGAGCGCGAACGAACACATTAGCTGAACGAGCAGCATAACCGCTGATGTATTCGAAGTCAGACATTGTGAAGTCAGCATCGCTGTCCATGACCAATCTGATGTGGTTGGTATTCAGAGCATAACCGCTGAGGGTGTTAGCGCCGAGGTTCTTACCAGCAGCAGGTAGGAATGGATCAACATACATCATTGCACCGTTGAAGGCGAGAGCCAGCTTGCCACCATCGAGGGTTTTCTCATCAATGAAACGCTCGTTTGCGAAGAGCAGTTTCTTGTAGCCCTTGTAGAGGTTTGGCGAGACGAGCATGAGGTCAGGAGCGCCACCATCGGGTGTGCGAATCTGAGCGTCGATGTAGAGCTCGGTTAGATCCTGGATACCAGTGGGGGTAGCACCGGTTGAGAAGGTGCTGTTTGAATCCTGGAACTGGTTCTGGTAGTCAGCGGGGAATGCTGCCTTGGAGATACCACCGACAGTGTTTGTCTGGGTGCCGAAAGTTGCGTCCTCGAGGAAGCCGCTTGCGATTGCGCCGTTCAAGCTGTTCAGGTCAGATAGAATTGCTGAAGTTCCAGCAACAACCTGCTTCTCAAATTCTCTCTTGAGAAGGCCCATAACTGACTTCATACGAGCTTCGGCAATCGAGACGATTGCACGGTCACCGCGGTTTGAGAGCTCTTCTTTCTTGTTGATTACGATTGGAGCGACGAAGTCACACCAGTTGTAAGAAGCATTGCGGAGAGCGTCCTGCACTGCGAGATTGACAGGCTCATAACCAGTCGAGAGCTGGGTGATGGTGCTGTGCTCAGCGAGGATTAGGGGGACATCGACGCGCTGACCGCCGTCGAAGTAATCAACGCCGCCCTTTTTCTTCATCTGGTCGAGAAGTGGGACGGCTTTGAAAAGGTTATCCGTTTCTTGATCGAGGAGGATCCGGAGGGTTGAGCTCAGGATATCATTTGATATTGCCATTTTAGATTCCTTTGAGCAAAAGTGCTCGTTATTTTATTTTCTAATTCTAACAGGTTTTTTGGCGTGTCCCGAACAACCGGGGGCCGAGGTTTCAACGGTTATCCTGAGCGGGCCGTTAAATGTATCTATGAACATAGATTTGAGCTGAAGACACGAAATTATTTAGCTTGCTTCTGTCGAGAATACCAGTTGTAGATTTCATGTGCCTTCAATCCAGGAGGTGGCTTCAAGCTCTGTGTATTTCTACCATTAGATGTCTTAAGGCCAAACTGACGGGCAGCATCCCGAAGTGTTGCGAGCTCAGATGCCTCAGCTTCGCGCTCTTTCAGGACACGATCTGCTTTCACTAACTTGTATGCAGTGGGCAGGTCAAGAGCAGGATTTTCATCCAATAACTTCTTAACACCAAGCTTAATCTCAGGCTGAAGCAGGTCAGGATTCTGAGATTTAAACTGTTCATACCTAAGTTTGATCTGATCCAATTTGTATTGTTCTTCCAAGGGCTGAACCATCTCCCGCATACGACGAGCAACTTCTTCCTGGATTTTCATCTCAAAAGATTTTGGGTCATAGGGATCAAGTTCTGTCTGGCGCTCTGCCGTCTCTCTAAGTTTCTCAGAGAAACCGCTTTTTGTGAGAGCTTCCATCTGAGCGTGAAGCTGTTTTCTCTCCTCTGCTATCTCTTGTGTCTTCTTGGTGAAAGAAGCGCGCATATTTGCGAGCAGTTTTTGTGCATCTTCAGGTAGTTCTTTTAGGACACGATTGTAGTCGATGCCCTTGTGATCACCTTCAGGAAGCTGAGCAGATTGCAGATTCTCAATAGAGATGCTCTCAGGTGTTTTTGGAGAAGGCCCTGCTTGAGCTTTCTCCAACGCAGCAGTGATTCGATCAGCAAACTTGTATTTGTTTTCAGAGGTTGAGCTTGCGCCCGCATCAACTGCAACCTCTCCACCTGCGGTTTCAGCTGATGTGTTGCTCTGTGGAGCAGTATCAGTGTTATTTTCCATAATATTCCTTTTCTCCTTTTAGTTATGATATTCCCATACGAGACATCATCATCTCCTCATCATCTTCTTCTTCAGGAGGAGGGGCTTCAGGTTTCTTCTCCACCATTGGAGAGGTCACTTCTTTCTTGAGGTATTTGGCAAAGCCTTTGTCCCCCAAAACTTTCATAATCTTGCTCACTTCAATCAGCGCGCCTTTGTCATCTGCCATTGAAGTGATGGAGACAAGATCTTCATCAGCATAATCTGAATAAGCAGCATTAAGCATCTGAAGAGCTTTCATCAATTCAAGAGGCATTGGCTCGTCTTTTAGATCTGTCACCTCAACTTCAATTTTTGGTGCGCCAAAAAGTGGCATTATGCGGTTTAGAGCTTGAACAAGTGCAGAGACAGTTCTGGCCTTGACAGTGACAGCAGGAGAAGCTGCGCTGAGAGCGTCATCCTCTTCCATGTCTAACTGTTTGGCAGCCTTCAGGCCCTCTTCACCGCCCATATCTTCCATTTCCATTTCCATTTCCATAAGTATCTCCTTTAAGTTGTTTAGCCATTGACATCTTCTTTTAAGATGCCATCTGATTTCATTCTATCAACAGAGAAAACCTCTGCAAATGCTTCTCCCATATTGAAACCGTCAGACATTTTATCCTTAAGTTTCACAACATCAGCGTCATGCTGAAGATGGATGTTGCATTGACTATCTATGTTCTCGCCAATGACACGCTCAAACGACTGTCCATTAAATGCATCCTGGAATCTGACCAAGCCCCTTGACTTCGCAATCTCGTCGGCGTGCTTATCGTTCTTCACAAAGCAACCTAATCCCCTGTTCCAAATACCGCTAATGTTGCCCTGATCGCCCCAGCCACTTGCTGTCTTAGCAGGAGCAGTGATCTGACGGCGCATCTCAACATTGCACTTTGTGCAAACAACTTCGGTCACCTTCATCTTGTCATAAGACATAAGCTTATCGACATTTAATCCACAATTAACGCAGGTAAAACCGTAAATCGGCATTAGAAGCCTCCAAGTGCTGCGCTCAATCCACCGCCTGCAGTTCGGGCAAGCTGAGAAGGTTGAGCAGATTCTAACGCATCGGGTGCGACTTGTATTCCTTGACCTTCAGCTGCGCCAATTGTGCCTGGATTACCGCCTTCTGCCACTGTCTGAAGAAGTGTGTCAGGAAGGCCCAGCGTTCTGATCACTTCAGATAGTATCTCCTTGTTTGGCACACCTAACGACTGAAGGAGCGGAACTGCTTGCAAGAATTCTCTCTTACGCACAGATTCAGAGATTGGTGTTGATGCCTGATCGAGAGCAAAGATCACAAATTCATCTTGCAGATCTTTGGCGGTGACAAACATCACCTCACCATCAATGAGCACAGCTTCAGGTTTGTTGTCCTCAAGGTAGAGGCCAATCATGCCCAGATAAGTTCTAGCAATGTATTCAATTGACTTGTCACGCTCACGAGCCATACGACCGACTTCTGAAGAAGTGTAAGCAGCGAGGGCTACGATCTCGGTGGCCGAGGCTCTTGTGCTCTCACCACGGGTGAATGGCGCGAACATGCTGCCCTTGTCTTTGTCGGCCTGAACCATCTGATAATAGGATTGCATCTCAGAAGGCATCGGATTCTGGGGGACAGGAGCAATGATACCACCCAAAGTATCATCATCCACTTCAATAAAGATACCATCAATTCCACTTGTAATCTGCGCCATCTGCTCTTCATCGAGGGCTCCTTTCTTTACCAGGTATTGACGACTTGCCTTACGCACGGCATTCGCCTGAAAGGATCGAATGCAGTTTGTCTCAAAGATTTGGTCATAGATTCTTGACATTGCACTGTAGCCATCAAGCGGCTTATCAGGAATGCGGTTGAAATACATAGGCACAAAGTTGATGATGGGCTCACCGTTAGCTGAGAAGAAGGGCACAGGGCCTTCCTCTAACCATTCATCGCCCTGTTTATACTGAGGTGACCAGAAGTAGAGCTTGTTGTTTAGGAGGTCATAGATCTCAAAGAGGCGAATGTATTTGAAGAGGTCATCACCTTCAGGACGATCTTTGTCATAGTCGCCCTCTTTCTCATCGAAGTATTCTTCAAGGTCAAGGGTTTCAAACTTCTTTGCACCAAACTTCTCACGAGCATCTGCCAGTGAGCAGAAGTAAGTGTGACCGATGTATTTCTGCTCATCCCAACGGCGTGCTTGACGGTCAAGGATGATCTCCCAGGGAGGAACAGCCACCGCGGTGATGCGTCTGAGAGGATCATTGCTCTCTCGTGGTGACAGTTTAAGAAAGCTGTTTGGATAGATTAGTGCCAGACGAGCAGCATCCTCAATCACCTCACGCTGAGAGAGCAGAAAGCTGTTCGCAAGTGCAGCGGCTTTCTTTGGATCTCCACCACCGCGGAGGCCCTTCTTGGCAATGATCCCAGGATTGCGGGTGAATAGTGAATTGACAAAGCTCTCAATGTAGCCGAAGGCATCAGCTGTCTCAATCACAATCTGAGAGCGGTCATAGAGCTCATTGCTCCAGAATCTTGTCTCGTAGGCTCTCTTGTATTTGTAAAGTGTGGGCTTTTGCTCTTCCCAGTGTGTGTCATGGGCTGAGACAATTGTCTTAATGTTTTCTTTAGTGACAGAAATCTTTGGCATAATCTCTCCTGATATTATGTATGGTGTTCGCGTCGAACTTTAGGTTTCACCTTACGACATCTTTGATGTCTTATTTCTTTGCTAACATTTTTGCTCTTTTATTCACAGCACCGCCCCAAGTTGCAATCTTAAATGGTATTTTTTGTGACAGAATCTTGTGTGCTCGTGCCTCTCGCTTCCACTGATCAATCAGGTTGCGCCGCGTGACATGATCTGAGAAGTCAGGAACAGCATCTCGTGCCTCAAGAGCGAGAGACATTGAGATGACAAAGTCGTCATGCTTGCCCTTGCGTGCAGAAGCGCTCCCCCACCTATTCGGCACCATATTTATGATCTCATCGACGAGCGAGGAATGGAGCTCTCTAAAACTTCCGCCCTCAAGTGCCTCTCTCAGGCGCTCAAGAATTCGGATCTTGGAAGTTTTGTCTGTGCGCCAGTCACGACCGCGGTCATCTTTCCACAGCGGAACGCCCCACTGCTCAAGGGCTGAGATGACGACGGATCCCACACCGTTGCTCTCAACAAGGATGTGAGCATCATTCCACCTCGACCATTCCTCAAAGACGATCTCAGCAAACTTAAAGGGCGGTGTCATGTTGTCTGCCCAGTGATAGACGGGTTGTCCGGTGGTGACACTGACCACAGTGATGACAGAGAAGTCACCACCCGTGCCCCCAGCGACATCAACGCCCATAGCGTAGCGCTGACCCTCAATGGGCTCCTCATATTCAAAGTCAGGGCCACGCCCCATATCCAGCGGCACAAGCCCCTGAAGAGCATCCAGGGAGAGCCAGCTCTCACCGCGGGTGTAGAATGCTTCTTCAATTGTGGAGGGGAATTCTCGGCAGAACTTGGTCAGGCCGAGGCTGTTGATCTGCTGACGACGCCAGTAGAGCTGTGACAGATTCAGAGCCAGCTCACGCTTGACGCTCTTCTCATCGTCGGTCACCTTAGGGATGTCGCCCTGTCCAAAGCGCGGATGCGATGCATACTTCTTCTCGTCCATCCAGGGAAAGAAGGCAAGTGTCCAACCGTTCTGAGGAGCGCCTCTGACAAGATTGTGATAGAAGTCATCAGCCTCTTTGACTGTTGTCTCAATCACAATCTGACCACCACCGACTGAAGAGATGACATTTGAGAGCAGCTCATTTTGGTCGTCAAAGAAGGCAAATTCTGAGATGTGGGCGGAGGTGAAGGAATAGGAACGGGTGGCACCGCCCTTGCCACCGGCTGAGAAGCACTTCAGTTCTGAACCTGTGTCGGCCCACTTGAGGCTGCCCTTGCTGTCATTCGCTAAGCGTCTTTGCAGCGCCTGAGGAAGAGAGACGAAGAAGGCCTTGTCGATGCTGTGGAGATGGTTTGCACTTTCACGGGTGTAGGAGATGACGGCGTGCTTGAGAGGTTCGCCACTGCGCCAAGCTTTCCACAAGAACCACGCTCGGGTGACCGTGCTGATGCCCAACTGTCGTGCCTTGACAATGACAACGCGATTGCTCGTCTCTAAGATGCTCAGAAAGCGCTCTTGCGTCGGTGTCAGCACAAAGGGCACAAGCTTGCCCTGATTGTTGTCAAAGACACTGAGCAGTTTGAAGAAAGCGCGTGGATCTTCACGCAGTTTCGCTATGGCTTCGGCTTTGCTCAATTGAGGCCCCCGGCCTCATTCTGATGATCGAAGATCATTCTTTGCCGCCCTCAATTACCTTGAGCCATCCGTCGTCTTCTTTTAAGGCCCCATTATTCTCTAACTTCTTGATCTTGGTCAGAAGCTCTGCCATCTCAAAGAGGTTTCTGGGAGACATCTTGTAATCTTCTAGCGCATTTGCCTCAAGGCCAACGAGCATGAGCTCCTGAAGAAAGAGCTCGATCTTTCCCCCCTTGAGAGCGCTCTTCATACGCTTGACGCGCTGAGCGAATGTGACTGGTCGTGGCATAGGAACCTCCTCGTTGTAAATGTTCTTGGTTTTACCATACGACGTCTTAGACGTCTTCTTCGATACATATTAACACCATTTTGCACTTTTGCCACGACTTGGGAAAAATTTGTGATCTTATTCTACATTCAGGGAACCTTAACGCTTGTCACAATTTCTGCGGGCTGGGGAATCTCAAGGGCCTAGCCGACCCGACGCCCGACGCCGCCCCGTGGGCCCCCCTGACCGACCGACCGACTGCACCGACCGCACGCCCCGACCGACCCCGACGCCCCGCACGCCGACCGAAGCAGAGGCAGACACGCCCCCTTCTCTCCCTTCTCCTCGACACCGAGCGAAATAGAGAAACGGGTTGACTGTAAATCGTAGGGGACAGAGCGTATGATATACATACATACATATGTAGATATGTAGATATGTAGGAGGAAAAGATGCAGAGAGGGACGAAAC